TCAGAATACTATATGACTGGCCCTACATCAGCAGGATATGATTGCTTTATGTACGGGGATTGTAACTATGAGCCTTGAGGATACGGAACTAACTATAGGTGGTACGTCCTTTAAGGGTGTGTGGATTGCTATAGTTTTAGGTATTGGTTCTACTATTGGTGGTGGAGTATGGACAGCAAGTAGTTTGTACTCTAGACTAGAGTCTGTGGAAGCTAGAGTAATACCTGATGTAGCGCCTATTGAAGAGAAAATATCTCTTATAGAAACACAATTAAAAGATAACAATGTAGCGCAGTTACAAGGTAAGTTAGCCGAACTAGGTACTAACTTAGTTACCATCAAAGACAATTACGATAAAATGTTAGAGTTCAAAGAAGAGATAGGCGAACTAAAACAGAAAGTAACTAAGATGGAAACTGTAGTACAAAAAGCTGAGTTAGTTACAGAAGAAATAAAAGAATTTGAGGACGACGTAAAGCTAGTCAAGAAAGAGATTCAAGATCTCTGGGATGGAATGGACTACTTATCTAACCCTCTAAAGTGAGGTACGTATGTTACAGAATCTTATCGGCCCTATAGCTAACATAGCTGGGGGCTACTTAAAAAACAAAGCCGAAGAAAAACAGGCTAAACACAAAGCCAAGATGAAAGTCATTGAGAATGACGGTGAGTGGGAATCAAAAATGGCTGATGCCTCTGCCCATAGCTGGAAAGACGAATTTTGGACTATTGTGTTAGCAATACCTGTGTTTATGGTAGGTTACGCTATTGTAGTTGACGACCTAACTGTTATAGATAGAGTAGAGCAAGGGTTTGTTGCTCTTTCGGGTTTGCCTGAGTGGTACCAATACCTCCTGTTTATTGCCATAAGTTCTAGCTTTGGTATTAAAGGTGTTTCTAAATTAATGAGTCTAAGAAAATGAATTTGAAGTATTTTAAGGTAGAAGATTTTAACTGTCAGGAAACTGGTGAGAATGAGATGTGTCCTGACTTCTTACAGAAACTTGATGCACTGCGAGAGGTGTGTGGGTTTCCGTTTATTGTAACTAGTGGGTATAGATCGCCTAACCATAGCATAGAAGCGGCAAAAATCTTTAGTGGTAAACCTGCAGGAACACATGCGCAGGGCATTGCTGCTGACATAAAGGTAGTTGGTGGTGCACAACGTATGGCTATCATACGTAATGCTTCTATCATGGGTTTCAATGGTATCGGTGTCGCTAAAGGCTTTGTACACGTAGACACGCGAGAGACTACCCCAGTAGCTTGGAAATACTAATATGCCACTAAATAAACTTCAGTTTAATCCCGGAATAAACAAAGAAATAACTAAGTATTCCAACGAAGCGGGCTGGAACGACTGCGACAAGGTACGTTTTCGGCAAGGTTATCCTGAAAAAATTGGTGGGTGGCGTAGGGTTGGTACTAATACGTTTACAGGGGTTTGTAGGTCGTTGCACCAATGGGCGAGTAACTCGTTTGTAAAGTATATTGGCGTAGGCACTAATGTTAAATTTTTTATAGCGGAAGGCACTGAATATTACGATATAACTCCTTTCCGTAAGTCTGGAAGCCTAGGTTTACCTTCTTTTTTACCGGTAAACGGGTATATGTCTACTATAAATGGTAGCAAACAGGTAATTTTTTCCAATGCAGGGCATGGGGCGGTAGCGGGAGATAAGGTAGTAATTTCTGGAATTACAGGTGGCCCATACTATGGTATACCCATAAGTGATTTGAATACTGAACATACGATAGACGAGGTAGTAGATGAAGACAAGTATAAGTTTACAGTAGCTACCGCAGCCAACAACAGCAATAGTATAAAATTATTGCCTGATAATGGCGATATACAGGTAGGTTATCTAATTCCACCCGGCTCAGACTTTCAGATACCTGCAAATGGGTGGGAATCTTTAGACTGGAATGCTAGTGAATGGGGTGGTAACGCAGGAAATACAGAAGAACTACGTGTGTGGAATCAAGCTAATTTTGGCGAAGACTTAATTCTAGGCCCTCGTGGGGGTGAGTTATATTATTGGGACACAAGTGAAGGTACAGGCACAAGAGCTGTAGCAGCAAAAAATGTACTTAACGGCACGGCTGTTAGTTTATCGCAAACTTCTACAGGGATTATAAGTAGTGGGTTCGACGTTATAACTTCTGTAGATACTGCCGTTGGAGCAAAAATTAGGGTTGGGGATATAGTTACATGCACCACAGCGGGGAGGATTGCTGATGGTACAACAGTTGTATCGGTGAGTGCTAATAAGGAAGTCATTAAGATTAGCGCAGTTCCAGCGAGCACTGCTGGAGGCCCTATATTTACTTTTGTTTTTAATTCTAACCCTATAACCGTTACTGAAAATTCTAAGAGTATAGTTCTAAGAGACTCTACGCTAGACAGGGTTTTTGAAGTTGGACAGCACGTAACTATATCGGGGGCTACAACCGTATCTACAATTACAGCCTCTGTAATTAATGCTAGACATAAGATAACTTCCGTAGACGCTGCGGCTAACACTTTTACTGTAGATATACCCAACGCGGAACCGGCTCTCCAGACAACAAGTGGGGGTGGGGCAAGTGTTACGGCGCAATATGAGCTTTCGGCTGAAGTGCCTGTTGTGCAAAATAATTTGTTAGTGTCTGATTCTAGCCGTTTTGTATTTTGTTTTGGCTGTAACGCGTTTGGAGACACTACCGAGGCGCTTAACCCCATGTTAATACGTTGGTCAGACCAAGAAGATATGTTCGACTGGCGACCACGTTCTACTAATCAATCGGGAGATATACAGCTATCACAAGGCACCGAGATAATGACTGCACTCCAATCACGGCAAGAAATATTGGTTTTCACCGATGCTGCGCTGTATTCGTTGCAATATGTTGGAGCGCCAGTGGTATGGAGTTCTACGTTGATGGGATCAAACATGTCAGTTATTTCATCGAAGGCCGCTGCTTACGCCAACGGAGTCGCATATTGGATGGGCGTGAACAAGTTTTACAAGTACGATGGTACGGTGCAACCCTTGACGTGCGATGTAAGAAAATTCATATTTGATGACATGAATCCCGGACAACATAGACAAGTATTTGCGGGCACTGTGGAAGAATACCACGAGATATGGTGGTTCTATGTATCTAAGGACAACACAGCTAAAGTAGCGCCAGATAAGTATGTAGTCTATAACTATGCCGAAGACATTTGGTATGTAGGTACACTAGATCGCAGTGCTTGGTTAGACTCACCTATAAATGATTTTCCATTAGCCGCTACTAATACATACAACCTAGTAGAACATGAGAATGGTAACGACGACGGTCAAGTGGCTATAAATCAGCCCATAAATGCCCACATAACATCGGGTAGGTTTGGTATAGAGTCTGGCAATAGTTTTACCTTTGTAGATAAATTAATCCCTGATATGTCTTTTGTGGGCTCTGATTCAGATGCGCCTAGCGTTGATTTTACTATACTAGCGGGTAACGAGCCGGGGGCTTTAGACCATGATTCTGTGGGGGGTGGTAGTGAACGAGAAGTACAAGTATCTACTGAGATTGACAACTACACAGATATAGTAAATATACGTATGCGTGGTAGAGAGATGGCACTTAAAGTAGCTTCTAATTCTTTGGGAACAAGATGGCAGTTAGGAACGCCTAGAATAAATATGCGTCCGGATGGTAGACGGGGCGCTAAGTAGTGGCTAATAAAATACGAAATACAGCTAGAAATTTTCATGCTCCTGCACTACCAAATCCTCCTGCAGAATATAGTCAGGCGTTAACGCATCAACGAGATACGACGCTTAGAATTTACTTTCAAAATATAGACGAAGCTATTACACAGGCGTTGCAGTATGATACCAGTGACATCATTGATGGCTCTATACCTAATAGTAAGTTAGAAAACTCCACAATATCTTTTGGTGGTGTTACGTTGTCACTAGGTGGCTCTGATGCCACACCTGCGTTTGATCTAAGCGATGCTACTGGATACCCTACGTCTAGCCTTGTAGGTACTATAACTACAGCGCAAATTGCTGACGATGCTGTAACAGACGCAAAACTTGCAAACTCTATAAACTCAGCTATTGCAGCTAACACAGCTAAAGTAACTAATGCTACTCATACAGGAGAGGTTACAGGAGCTACAGCTTTAACAATTGCAGACGGTGCTGTAGTTACAGCAAGGATAGCTGATGACGCAGTTACAGGCGACAAAATAGCGCACAACACAATAACCTCAACTAACATGAACACGGCTTCTGTTTCGGCGACAGCTCTACAGTCTAACGCGGTGACTACTACTAAAATAGCTGATGCAAACGTAACTACAGCGAAGATAGCTGATGACGCAGTAACACCTGCTAAGCTAAGTCATGATTATTTACGTGCAGACGCTAATGACTCTACGGCTTTTACTGTTGGTTTTGGTGCAGTAACCGTAACTAACACACTTACTGTAGGTTATAACTCCGTTACTACTGGTGGGGGAAGCGTTGTAGCGGGAAATCAGCATGCTGCTGGCGGCCCGAATTGTTTGGTAAGTGGGTATAATAATACTGTTTCTGGCAGTTTGAATAACGTATCTGGGCAAGGTAACACTGCTTCATCTAGTGTTGGGATTACAACAGGCTACCAGAACACTTCATACTCGGGTGCGGATAGAAGTATTATAGGTGGGTACGGTAACTATGGACTCGCAGAAAACTGTCTATTAGTAGGTAGCACGAACAGCATTTCAACCGGTGGTGCTAACTCTATAGTAGGTGGATACAACAACATATCAGCTGGTAATAATTGTCTTGTTGTGGGGTACCAATGTTATGCAGGCGCTTCTACAAAGTGGTTTTCAACTGCTATAGGGTATCAATCGCAAGCACTTGGCACTGCTAGTTTCGCTGGTGGCAGGGCAACTTATGATGGCGGCACAAAACGCACGCAAGTAGATGCAGATGCAGGATTTTCCTATGGCACTGGTAATCGCATTTATACAAATGCACCTAGCAGTGTAGCTTTAGGGACTTTAACCGCATGCGGGGAACCAACACCGGCATCTGGCGTTACTGCGGCACAGTCAATGGCTATAGGTTATAAATCAATAGCCTATAAAGACAACAGTTTTGCAGGGGGCAACCAAAGCTATGCTTTTGGCGATACTTCTTTTGCTTTTGGCAATGGTTCTGTTGCTAGTAATGGTTTTTCTAATATAGCATTAGGTAGAGGTGTTACAACACCTGTAAGCGGTGGAGCGGCAACAACAACTGGTGCTGTAACTGTTGGCCAGTGGAATAATTTTAATGTAACAACCGATCAGCATTTTAGTGTTGGTACAGGCACAGGTGACTTTAGCCGATACACATCTATGTATGTTGGCGCGCGTTCTAGCTCAGATAGTGGTATAGTTATGCAAGCACTAAAAGATTCTGCAAGTTATACAACTGATAGTGCCGCGGCATTAGGCGGCGTACCTTTAGGCGGCATTTATAGAACTAGCAATACAGTAAAAATTAGGATGACATAATGGCTATTACATGGGATATTAAAA